TATATTCTTTCTTTCTTTGAAAATCATAATATTCTTTTAGTTTATCATATTCTTCTAAACTAATCATTGATTTTCATTGTTTTAATCATCCACAAGGGTAATTTTTTCTTGTGTATATTATCTAACCATTCTTTTGCAGAGGGAATGTGGTTATTACAATCCTCTCTTATATGTTGTTCTGCAACATATCTAGTATAAACAGGTTTACCATCTGAATTTGTAAATACAGGTCCGAATTTTCTTTCACATTCAAATATACCTTCACTATGATGACGAAACATTCTGTGTAAGTGATTGCCCACCCAACTTTTTGTTGCATCTAACCAGTTATGTATATCTATGTAATCTTCAGGCCTCCCACCAAACTTCTTTGCAGAAGATTTGGCATGAATATTTGGATGTGCCATTAAAATCCAAAGTCTATTTCATCATAATAATAATCTTCTGTAGTACGTTGTGTGTGATCAATTTTAACTTTCCAAGGATTTGTTGTACAATCAATCATCATTGTGCCAGATCCTCCATCATTATTAATCCAATCCCATTCTATATTATTATTAAGCATATCATATAATAAATCATAAAATGTTGATTCTACTTCTTTATTAAAAATATAAGTAACTGCTTCTTCATTATGATCAGTAAAATTTACTTCATCTATACACCCATCATCACCACCTCCGCTATATATTACTTCTATTGTTGTTATATTGTGATCTTTAATCACTTGAACTGCTAGGTTTCTTTTTAGTTTTGTTTCCATTTTTAATTAACTTAATTTCTACACCGGGATTTTCCTTATTATATTCATAAGGTTCAAATACGGGTAGAATGTTTTCACAATTATCATCATCAATCCAATGATGTTTAACCATATCATCTTGCACTGTTTGTGCAGGATTAATATAATCAAACTTATGTCTAGATCCTCTGATGAACTTAAATGATATTATAACAGGTAATTCAAATTTAGCTAGTTGTTTTCTAAACCCTTTTCTATACATATCATAGTATTTGGCTGTTGCTTTTCTATATTTAGTTGTTGCTTTGCTGGACACAAAATATCTTCCTGTCCATCTTCTTCCATTTTTACTACTTGGTACGTTACCTGGTATAAACCATTTCATAAAACACTTTTAAGTTTAACTTTAATTTCTTTGTGAGCATCAGCAAAGCCTTTTTCTTTCACAAGATCAGCAATGTCTTTGCTACTATCTAACCATGTGCCTTTTATGTCATATAACTGTTCATATTTTTTAACAGCATTATGTCCGGCAACATCATTATCAAATAAAGTTACAACTTTTTTATATTTTTTCTTAAGATTTTCAATAATATAAGGTTTTATCATAGTATTCTCTGAGTCAGGTGCAATAACTTCAATATTATATCCAAATTGCTTTAGACACATTGCATCTTTCAAAGAAGAACATATAATAAGATAAGGTTGTTTATACTTTAACTGATCTATACCTTGAAGATGAGGTTTAACTTTGATAAATTTAAACTTCTTATTTCTTGGTTGATAAATTTTATAAACTTCATTCTTAGTAAAGTAACCATATATATAGGGTTGTTGAATAGTTATTTTGTTATCTTCTTTAACCATATGATAATATTCAAGTGGTTTTACATTATATTTATTTAATATATCTTCACCTATATTAAATTGTAACCAAAACCCTTTATCATATACATTCCAATCTCTTACTTTTACAGTATCAACTTTATATTTAGCTTCTGGTTTTATAGTAGATTGAGAATATTCACCTTTTTCTGTAATAAACTTGTTATAGTCTTGACCTATTTTAAATACTGCTTTAGAAAAGTCTATTTTAAATAGTTCTTTAACTAAATCAATTTTATTACCACCTTTACCTGTTGAAAAATCTTTAAACTTATATTGACCTTTATCCGCAAATACCCACATGCTTGGAGTTCTTTCTGTAGGATGAAATACAGATTTAATCTGCACATTCTGTCCATTCAATCTTTCTGGTAAATCCAGATAGAACTCAAACACCCACGTACTTGGAACTTTAGATCCATCTAATATGAGATTCTTTGTACTTATCATAATCCTAAAAAATATAGGGACAAGTAAGTGCCCCTATATATCTTTAAACTTGTATGTTAACTGCTATGGAAGGCTTTAAAAACCACTTTAAGGACCCCGTAGGCACAGTTAACATCCCCTCTTACTAAGGGTTATTATTACGCCTACTATATTATAATTCAAAATCAGAACCTGACCCTGAATCTGCTTTAAATGGTATTTCTTCAGTACCATTTGGAGAAGTATCTTTCTTAATTAAAGCTTTAACATGTACAGCACGGTCAAACTTAAGTAATCTAGAGTTTTCTTTATCTAATGTTTCCATAGCAATACCATCTTTAGATATACGTGGTAAGAAAAGATCATTATTTATATAACCTTCTTTGTTTTCCCACTCACGACCACCTATACACATGTTAATAAACTTAGAACCTTTTTCACTTTGTGTAAATAAGTCATTGCACTCTCTCATAAAATCTTCAATAGTTTGTGCATTTATAGAATCTAATTCATCTCTCATATCTAATGTTTCACCTAAAGTAATCATATGTTTCAAGATCTCTTGATCTCTACTGATTTCTCTACCACTTGGTAATGTAGTATCTTTAAATGGAAAAGGACTAATTCTTACTCTTCCAACTTGACCTTCATATCTACCTAATGATTGATTATTATAATCTCTAAAGAAACCTTCAAAATCACCAGTAATTGGTTCAGTTTCTACATGTAAATGTATATTGTATGAATCTGCATCATACGGTGTTTGATCTAATGTAATAGAATTAATCTTTACTTTATGATTTCCCGGTTCTAAAACTGGTTTAATTCGTCCACTTCCTGCAGACATGTCTTTAGTATTTAACATAACTTTCTTATTTTTTAAATTTGTTTCACTCATCTTAATTAATTTTCATATTCAATAATTGCATCTTTAACAACTTGTAATGAATTTTCTATACGTGCATCATCAAACATTCCTGCTGGTGATTTACAAGTATTTTCTCCATTGTTAGCTGTTTCAAATACATAACTTAACTTATCATCTTCTCCTTTGACTACTTTGCCAAATAGAACTATAGAGAATAGACCTTCTAAAGTTAAAGCATTATCTATCATTTTACCTACAGTTTTTGCTTTTACTTTTCTGTGTCCATTCACATCTGTTGATTCTTCTGAATGTGTTAAAAAGAATATATATAAGTCATCTCTCATATCTTTAGGCATTTTAGCTACTTGAGCTAAATTCTTTGCAATAGAGGTAAACTTATCATATCCTTTTTCATCAGCTCTGTCAAAGTATTCAAAACTTGACATATATTGCCAATCATCTATTACTAGATTTTTTATATGAGGCATTTTATCATTAACATGCATCATGGCTTTTATAATCCCTGCGGCAGATGACACTCCTGTCATATTTCCTTTTTGATTATCTTTACCAATCATTGTATAATTCTTTTTCCATCCTTTGAATGGTAAAGGTTTATTTGCAATGTTAATTATAAACGTCTCTTTAGAATCTAAATCCCTAATAGACGTTGATTTACCTGACCCTGAGTCAGCTATAACTAATACTGATTGTGCCATTATTTACTTAATTTTTGATTTATACTTAATAATGCTCTTTCAATTCCAATTAGAACATCTACTATTTCTCTTTTTTCTGGATTTTTAATTAATTCTTTAACTTGTGTAGGTTCTTTAATTGGTGTTTTTCTATCAGTTATGTCATTAATTATTTTTAATTCAGCTACAGGTACAATATGTCTTTCAAATCCTGAGCTACTTGTTACTGTTTCATATTCTTCAGACCAATGAGGATTGTGTTTAAATAAATACAATGTTCTTTTAGGATCTTCTGAATCATATTCAATACTAACAAATTCTGTAAAGATATCTCTACCTTTTTGTAATTCACTTGGAAAGAAAGATACATGTAACTCATCTTTTCCTGATGGTCTATATGCCATCTTTGGTATATAAAGTGCATTTGTATTATTTGATTTCTCAAAATAATTTTGATGCTCTTTTCTTAATTCTAATACTTTTGCTTTACGTTCTTGTGGTGTCATATATTATCTTCTTTGTTCTTGAGGTGGTGTGTCCATCTCACTAATTTGCATTCTTTCAAATTCTGCTTTAAAAAAACTCATACGTGTATCACCATTTCTTGCTTTAAGGAAATGTAATACTAAAGTTCTATCATTTTCTATTATATATCTATCAGGACCATAATATCTAATCTTTTGTTTGGCAGGACGGTTAATACCTATTAAAGTATCAGCATGTTGTAACATTGCATCTGAACCAAATATATCTGATTCTAATACATAGTTACCATACTTACCATTAGTTGCTCTTTCTGGATTATCTATATTTCTATTTAATTGTGATAGACATATAAACATACAAGGATATTTACGTTTCATTTCTGTAAAGAACTCACCTAATTCAAATAACATATCTAATCTGTTATTCTGATAAGGTGCTCTTTTAACAAGAATACTATGATCTAATGTAATTATAGTTTTCTTTTGATGTGTATTCATATAAATATCAACCTGATCTCTCATTTGATTTACAGTCATTGGTGTAGTTATTTGATCTACAGGACTTTTAATTCTATCTTTAGCATATGCATGACATTTATTAAATGTGTCTTTAGCTAAAATTGTTCCTGCACTACATAATTCTTTATAAGTTTTACCAGTGATAGATGAAAATTCTCTTAATGCTGTAGTTCTACCTACCATTTCAAAGCTAAATTCTAATACTCTAAAATCTTCTTCAGGATTAAGAATGAAAGACTCTCTTATAATCTGATCCTTAATCAGAGTTTTACCTGATCCAGGTCTACCCCCGATTACAGTAAGAGTGTTCCATTCTAACCCGTCAGTTACTGCATCATTAAACTTAGGCCATGGAGTTTGTATAGATTTCTCTGTACCACTTTGCCTAGCAAGCATATATTTCAGTGCATCATTAAATGCCTGATATTGTCCATCCCATGCTGGTTTAACTTTACTCATACTACTTTTTCTTTAAAATGATCATTTTTAATTTCTGTTACACCATCACGTATCATGTCACAATAATCAGCAAGTTCTGAATGTTTTACTTTATTTTTGTCTTGTTTACATATAAAATATTGACTTGTTTTCATATACTTATAATCTTTTTCTTTGTATTGATTTATATATAAAACAGTTGCATGTGCAATTTCTTCCCAAGTATAATCATATACTTCAAAAAACCATCTAAATGCATTCTCTAATGTCTTAACATTTTGTCTACCTGGTTTACCACTTGGTAATTTACCTGCAGGCCATGCTTCTCTATATATATTAAGCATTTCCATATATCCTTTACCTAATAATTGTGCTGTAGTTCTTTTTTTAGCTACACGAAAATAATTATTATATTTTGCACATATTCTTTTACCTTTAGCTGTTAATTTTACACCATCACTTTTTGTTTTAATTAACTCTAATTTATCTAATATAATTATTTCATCCATTGTATTATCTAATGGAAATGATATATTCTCACTCATTCCAATCAAAACTAATAATTGGTTGGGTGTAAGATTGTCTTTCAATATCTTCTGGAATAGTTCTAACATAATTTTTAATATTTTTTTTTAATTCCTCATGAGCTTCACAAAATTGTATATCACCAATATCTAATAAACCTTTTGCTTGTTTAACACTATGTATTACACTTGCATGATGTTTATTAATAAAAGAACCGGTATATTGTAAAGTAAATCCCATTCTATTACACATATAACAAAAGAGTTGTTTAAATATTACAAATTCTCTTTTTCTACAATTTTTCTTTAAAGATCTCATCTTAAATTCAGGATACAATTTACGCATTGTTCCTAATACTAATTTTTCAAGTACTTCTATAGTTTTAATTTGATGTGCCTGTTTCATTGCATCTATTTCATCTTCCCATTGTCTTACATTAACAACTATATCTGATTTATCACTAATTAGTATATTAATATTTTTTTCATACTTTGATTCAAATTCATTTTTAAATTGTTGAATCTCATTTGTCATTTTTAAAATATCTTCTTTGAACATGTTGATTTATTTAAGGTTTGTAAAGATAATAAAATTATTGTATCTTTATGTTATTAAACACTATTAATTATGGCTAAAAAGAAAACTGATAATATTAAAAAATCTGCTTCAAATACACCGAAAGCTACTACTAAAAAACAAAAAATTTCTGCACTAGAGAAACTTTCACAAGTTGCTGCTGGTAAGGTTGTTACAATACCAGATGATGCAGTTGTAAACGTTCCTATATCAGGAAGTTTTAAAAAAGCAATAGAAGAAACATTACATTATGTAATGTATGATATGTCTGCTGAAGAAATAATAGCTGCAATGAGAAAAATTAGAATAGGATTTAAAGATGTTAAACCCGAAGAAATTACTCATAAAGAAAAATCTTGTTGGACTTTAATGTCTATTATTTCAGAAATGAATCATCAAGCTGCTGAACAGAAATTAACTGTTATTACAGATGAAGATGTAGATGAAAGAATGGCTGATGCTCTAAATGCAATTGATACTGATGCTGCTATTGCTGGTATTATAAATCTTAATGAAGAATATAAGCAAAATAGAGCTAATGATAATACTGATGAAAATGATTAACGTAAGTTAATTCCAGTAAAATCCCCCATTTCAATTAAGGATTGTATAACTAGATTTAATTCTTGTTTACTACAATCCTTAAATGATTTACAATATTCCTGTCCATCTTTATTAAAACATAATCCTGTTTTTCTTTTAACTTCAAGTTTAATTTCTTGAAATGTATGACCAATATCATTTGCTAATTCTCTAATCATAGCATGAATCTTTGCAAGTTGTGCATTAGTTCCGTCGTCTCCAGATATACTAGCAAATATTTCTATTTTAGTTCCTTCAGGTAATTCTTTAATCCAACTTTCATAAAGACTACCTTTAGCTTTTATAGTGTGAATAAGTTTACCATCCACTTTTTTTAATATTGAAAAGAAATTATTCTTCATTAGTTAAAAAATTTTTTCCATATATATTCAATAATAAGCATACCTATGGTTATTCCTATCATTGTAGATATTATTAATATTATTTCTACTATCATGATGCTAAATATAAAAGAAGACATCCTAGTCCAATAATCATTGCTCCTATTAGTACTTTTTTTATATCTTGATCAGCTTCTTTAGCTTCTTCTTCCCATTCTTGAAGTTCTTTATCAGTCATAATTTATAAATTTTCATGTTCTTCTACTATTTCTTTTTCTATTTCATACATAACTTCTGGACATAATTCATAAAAGAAATCAGCCATATTTATTTGTTCATCAGTTGATACATTTACATCTTCATTCCATAAATAAATAGCTGTTACTTCTACTGTTGATCCCATACCAGGATAGTCATGTGTAGCTGGTTCAGCTGGTATATATTGATATTCTATATCTAGATCCCATTCATTTATTTGTTTTGAATATGTTTTTGTCATTTTCCTTTCATTATATATGATATCATGGCTCCTGTTATAAATGCAGTTATAGCCACACAAATTATTGTTAATGCCATATTATTTCTTATTTAATATTAATCTTGCAGGAAGCACATGTATAAAGTTACACGTTGTACAGCATCTTCCTTCTTTATTATATAATGGTAACGGATTATGTCCGTGTCCTTCAAATTTTTTTTCACATATACAACAAATTATTTCTTCTTTTTTATCTGTCTGTTTATCCATGATCCTAATTGTGTTGTTATATAAATTCCTAATGCGAAGCACGCTCCACCAAAGATGAAGAGTGCTCCTAATCCTAATATATTAATCATATTTTAAATGCATTGAATCTAATTGACCACCTAGATATGTTATCTCCATATATAATGAATCAACATGTTTATAACCTGTATCATGATATATTTTGTCAATAAGATTTTGTTGAGTTAATAATTTATTTTCTAATTCTTTTACTTGTTTATTATAACCAGCGGCTACAATCCAGAGTATAATTATTATACATATGAATACAGTATATACAGGACTATTTTTATGTCCTGTAATACTTAGTATCCAGTTTTTAAATTGAGTTATTAATTTCATCTTTCTAAAGGATTAAAATATTTAATTTTACTATTATCAAAATTACTAAGTGCGGAGTTTACCCATTTTATATCTTGAGTATTTTTATAACATAATATATGACATGTTGCAGTTTCACTTGGATTAAGTCTTAGTAGCCGACCTATTCTTTGTGCTGACTTACGTTCATTACCATATGCATGCATAATAATACCTTGACGTAAATTAGGTATAGTAACTCCTTCACTCAGTTGTAATACACAAGACAGTTTATCTATTCTACCATCACTGAATAATTGTAAATTATCTTCTGATGTTGTGTTTTTAGAATGATAACTGTGATTACACATTCTGTCCGCTTGTGCTTGTGTATTAGCAAAGACAATACATTTTTCACCTATATTTTTCATCAAACCTTTAGCATATGCTTCTTTGGTTGGATAATCCATCATGGCTTTCATTCTCATAATAGATAGGAATTGTCTTTGCTTAGGTGATTGAGCATCTCCCAATGCACCTGTATAGTACTGATAATCAGATAATTCTGAAGTATACCATGTTCTTCCATCTTTTGCAGATTTCTTAACATTCTTTACTTTAGATAGTTCTAATTCATGTACTATGATTTGATAGTCATTAAGTATACTATTATCAGCTGCATCATCTACACTAAATGTATATTTAACAGGACAATACTTATTGACCATCTTTAATTTCTCTCCTAATTTAGGTGGTGTACCAGTAAGTCCCAGTATTCTACCTTTAAATTCAGAAAGAAATGTTTCATGTGATTCTAATAAACTATGACATTCATCAAGATAAACTATATCAAAACTATTTGGTTTATGTTTATTTAATGATAAATATGTTGTGTATTCTATATGCGGATCTAATTGATGAAACATTTTCATCTTTACTAGTTCTGCTTCCCAAGAGTCTTTTACAGACCACTTTGGAACAACAACTAAAACTCTTGTGAATGCATCACGTAGTTTTATTAAATGATTGATGGCAATTCTTGTTTTACCAACACCCATTGATATACCGAGAGTTGCCCTCTCATTATTAATTGCTATATCTAAAGCATCTGTTTGTACTTTATCTCTTGTTATTTCTTTCACTTCCATTTAATTTAAACCTATATTATTATCTTTTAATAATTTATATAATTCTGAATTTTGTCTTATTTGATCTATTTCATCAAATCTATCTTTTATTTTATCATATTCATGTTTACTAATTCTATGCATTTCAAATCCTTCTACTTCATTTATTATTTCTAAAAATGTATCTTCATCAATCATCTCTGGATTTCTTGATATTATTTCTGCAACTCTTAATAGTTGCTCTGGTTCTAAATTGTTTGCTAAAAATTTTAATAATTCTATCATATTCTTTTAATTGAAAGTCCTAATTCTTCTGCCTCTATTGGATTAAGTTCAATCCAATTGTGACACGTTCTACATACTGATAACCAGGTAGTTATATCATTGTGATATTTACCTCTACCTTTTTTATGATGTATATCAGTTGATTTATGAGTACATCTAGGTAATGCAGCTTGACACATAGGATAGTCAGTAAGAAATACTCTCCTTAATTTACTATACTTTGCATCAGTTCTCTGCATTTTCCTAGACTTGCTTTTCATTTTAAACTTAAGTAGTTTTTTGGTAAAAGTCCTACACCCATAAACTTTAAGATTAAATCTTCATAGTTTATTCCTAATTCTTTTAATGTTAATTTATTATTATAATCAGGCATATATTCAAATGGTATTTCATATATTTCTCTACCTAATTCTGATTTGGTAAATATACGAAAAATTGGTTGCATTTTCTTATATGACACAAATTGCTTTAATTCATTTAATACATTCTGACCCTTTTTCCAAACTTTTATAATTCTTCTTCTTTTATCCCAATGCATTTTATTTAGTTCTTCAGATTTATACATTTTTAAACCATGTATTATTCTTTTAAATAAGAAATGTTGTTTAGGATTTAATTTAGAATATATTAATTGTTGTTTAGAATTCTTAACATATAATTGATATTCAGATAATAATCCTAAATATTGATATCTTTGAGTTAATTTGTCTTCTTTCACCTGTTTTATTTTAGGTGCCAATTTTTTAAGTTGTTCTTGTGTAAACATAACATTCTATTTTTAAGTGGATTTATAAAAAGAAAAGGGCTCACCATGACGAGAGCCCTTCTCAAAATGAACAATTTAATTAAAAGAGATGCGAGGTAACAAAGTCCACATCTTTTCAAATCAAGTGTGATCAGTTAAGGTTGATCATTCCTATAATTCAAATGTCTCATTTTCCATTTCTATTACTTCTTCCTTTGCTTCTTTAAGTTGCTCCTTTTCTTTTTTAGAAATAGGTTTTTCTTCATTTGAAGATGTGACATTATTAGCTGCTCTTATTTCATCAGCATTAACGTGTGGTATATGACTTGGTTTAGCTAATCCTGTTGGATCATATTTAGTT